CAGGAACTACCAGGGTAATGTTTTAATCGACGAACGAGATTGTCAAAATTTTGAAAGTCGATAGAACCAGCGGGGGTGACACATTTTATTATATAAGAGATAAAAGAGGAAACCCAAATACTTGGAGCCACAAAATTAAAATCTATTACAGGTATGTCGAAAGGGATCTCAATGTAATTTAATAGGAAAATGACAATTAATTCGAAAATATGTAAATCTAGTTCTACAGCTATTTGAGAAACTCTGCCAAACAGCAACCAAACAGCATTTATATAAAAAGAGTCTATAGCACGAATTAGGTCAAGTGGAGTGAAGAATTTACGGAAAAGAAAGCTTTTAATTATAAAAGAATACAACCAATGCCTGACCAATAAAGTAGAATATTTTTGGTCATGTATTATAATTTTGTCTGATCTCAAGAAACTATAATTGGTGCGTGCCAATAAAAGCCTAGCTTTCATGAGATCATTAACAGAAGAATTAGAATAAGAAATAAAAGTGAGAGGCCAGGATAAATAAGGCGCAAGTTTAATCTGTAACCAATCTGCCCAACGAGTATTACGATAACGAGGACTCAATAAAGTAGGGAAATCAGATAACCATCTCACGAAAACTGTAAGAGGATCTAAATAATTAGTAATATATAAAAGATCATCATCACCCTGACCATAGGAAGGCGAATCATGTTCATCAAGGTTATAAGGAAAAGGAGCGTCAGCATACCAAACACGCAAAACTTTATCATACGAGGGAAATTTTTGAGGTTTCCCTTTCATGTTGAGTTGGCGCATACGGTTTAACGCTGAATCATATGATTTCCAACCTTGACGAGCAAGCTGGTCGTAAATATCACGATGATGTGCACATAAATAGGTATAAGATAAAAGGGAATCGTAAGATTTGAGAGGGTCTAAAGCATTTATTTTGAGTAATTGTCCCTTAATTTTACCCACTAACCTGTCACGATCATGATAAGTTATAAAAGACATAGGCACGGTAATGCCAGCTTTTATAAGCTCATATTGGACATCGGGCGTGATTGGTGCAGGTAATTTAGCCAAAAACGAGAATTTATTGGCCAGAAAGTCAGAAAATCTATTATGTTTGTCATCAATAGCTGGTAAAGAGTTTTGACCAGGAGATTCATCTCTCATGACAATACCCAATTCTTTCATGACTTCCATAGCTTTCTCAGGAGACCACCCAAAAACAGCATCGTACCCCAACACGTGATCATCCCCAAAATTACATAAAGTATTGTAATTGAAGAATTCCCTAGCACGGAGCCCTGTAGTATGTC